GTTTTGGCCGTTTGACCGTCGTTGCGTCCGCTCCTCCAAGCGAACGGTATCCTCACAAAAAAATGTGGCATTGCCGATGTGATTGCGGGCGTGAAGCCGATTTCCCGACTGTTCGCCTAACGACAGGCCAAACGAAATCCTGCGGATGTATCCGCAGTGATAGTTGGGACATCACCGGGCAACGCCACGGCAGTCTGACCGCGATCCGTCCCACAGACAAAGTGTTAATAACGCGCAGCAATCCAGTCGGTCGTCCCATATGGGTCTGGCGCTGC